TATCAACTGTAGGGGGTCGGGAGGTACGTGGAAGTAAGATTGACTACCTACACTGCAGCGAAGTAGCCTCATGGTCTGGCTCAGGAGAGGACTACCTACTAGGCCTGCTTAACTGCGTAGTACAGGGCTTTAACACAGAAGCAATAATTGAGTCAACGGCTCAAGGCGTAGGCGGTGTCTTCCATGACATGTACTGGGATGCAGCAGAAGGCAACTCAGGTTGGGAGAGTATCTTCTTCCCTTGGTACATCTACAGCTACTACTCTAAACCCTTTGACTCTCTAGAGGACAAGGAAGCCTTCCGCAAGGAACTAGGTCAGGACAAGAGGTACGGCGGTGATGCAGAACTAGCTCTAGTAGACACTTCCTGTGAGTACGACCTAGGAGACGAGGTAAAGAGTTACACTGTAACACTAGAAAACCTCAACTGGCGCAGGCAGTGTATTAAAACTCAATGTCAAAACGATCTAAGAAAGTTCCACCAAGAGTTTCCTACAAACGCTAGGGAGGCCTTTGTAAGTACAGGTAGGGGTGTCTTCCATGCAGACAATCTCAGTAATCAAGTTCTAATATCTCAAAAACGGCAAAGGGAAAATCCGTCAGAAGGGTTCCACATCCCCGTCCAGAAGTGGAAACAACGGGGTGGAGAAAAGTACTTAATAGAGTCATTGGACGGTGGTGAGTTACAGGTATGGCAGAGGCCTCAGCCGGGCAGGGAGTACCGTATAGGCGCAGACATATCAGAAGGGCTAGACGTAGGAAGGGATACTGACTGGAGTGTAGCTGTAGTACTGGATGCAACTTCAATGGATGAAGTAGCTACTATACGTGTTAAAATTGACCCGGATTTATTCGCATGGCAGCTTGCAAGTTTAGGCAAATGGTATAATAATGCGAAACTGATTGTAGAAAGGAATAACCACGGCCTAGTTACGTTGAAGTTCCTTTCAGACATACACATCTACCCTGACCTCTACTCAGAAAAGATCCTAGACGAAAGATCAAGCAGGTCAGCAAGAAAGTTAGGATTCCATACAACGGTCAAGTCTAAGCCCCTGATAATAGACTACCTACGTGAATTAATCAGGGAAGATGAAATAAAGATTAGGAGTCCCAAGATTCTGGACGAGCTACAGACATTTGTAAATATGCCCAACGGCAAAATGGCTGCTCAAGCAGGTTCACACGATGATTGTGTTATGGCTCTGGCAATTGCATGTTTTGGTTGCAAGATGTTTCCAGCAATGTCAGACTGGGATAAGGAAATAAACCGGAGGTACATGAAACCAGAACTACGACTATACCAACCATCCCACTTATAATGGGAAAAGTAATAGAGGTTGATTTCGGAGGTAGTCCCCTATCCGCTAGAGAAAACTTTATAGAAGAGGTGCAACCGATACTCCAAGACTTAGTAGACGTTGCACATCACAATTTTGGAATGGAAGTTACGTCACAGTTATTCGGTGATGTGATGGAATCCTTATATAAGTACACACATGAAGATAACTATGTACTTACAATGGAAAATGGTGATATTATAGACATTAACCTAGATAACAAAGACTAAAGAGTTATACATGGCCCAATTTGATCAAGAAGAAGAATTACCACAAGAAGAGTTCCCTGAAGAAGTAATTGGGGCACTAGAAGCAGACACCATTGAAACAGACGTGAATGACTTTGCAGCAATAGTACAGGAGAAGTTTCAAGAGGCAAGGGAGTTCCGTAGAGATCATGAACAACATTGGCTAGAGGCATACGATGCATACAGAGGGAAGTACCCATCAAAGATTTCAAAGACAAATGAGTTGGCTAGTGAGCGAGGTATATTCGTCAATCAAACTAGGCGTAAGATTAACTCAGCTAAGATTAAAATTAACACATTACTATTTGAGGATGGAAAAGTACCATTCAGTATCACCCCCTCACGCAAGCCAAGGTTTTACCCTCCCGATATACAAGCTCCAGCAGACAGGCCTGACCTGCTTGAAGATGCGCTCATTGAACGCAGTAAACAGATGGAGTTCAAGATTAGGGACGTACTTGACAGAACTAACTACAACGAACAAGTCCAACACGCCATCCACGAACTTTGCCTCTATGGTACAGGCTGTACTAAGGGAATTTCTTTGGAATACAAAAATTACCCTGTCTACAGTACGGTTAAAACTCCAGACAATATGCTGGCAATTGAGTCGTTTCTGGAATCGGAGTTAATGCCCACATGTAAGTTTGTGAGTATATGGAACGTCTTTCCATCACCAGAGGCAAGTAGTGGAGAAGATGCAGACTACATTATTCAACGATCCTTCCTAAGTAAGATACAACTAAGAAAGTTAGCAAAGAGTGGCGAAGGTTTTATAGAAGGAGTCCTAGAAGAAGTCATTGAGGATGAACTAGGAGTAAGTTCTGGCTATGACGACAGCGAACACCCTAAACAGTACAATGAAACATCTGGTAACAGGCTGAAGAAGTTTGAAGTACTAGAGTTTTGGGGTAGCTTAGACAGCCAAGACTTAGAGAACCACATAGACATGGACCCAGAGAACGTACCTGAGTACACTCCTGTAGTCATAACAGTAATAGGCAGTAAGGTAGTAAAGATAGCAGAGAATCCTTTTGACGACACACTACCCTTCCACTTCTGCAACTGGCAGAAGAATCCTGAGTCAATATGGGGTGACGGCATATACTACGCCATCAGAGATGCACAGGCTATCCTGAACTTCTCCTACGCAATGATGATAGAAGGTAAGTCTCTATCAGCAGCACCGCTAACGGTCATAGATCCTAACGCATTTGAACCGGGTACTGATACAGAACAAATATATCCGGGCAAACAGTTCCGTGTAAAACCGGGTGCCTCTGTAAGGGACTCCTTTTCTTCAGTCCAGATACCAGATGTAACAAACGGACTCCTATCAGTAATACAACAGATGGAACGTGAGGCAGACCTAGACTCAGGTCAGACAAGTATAGGTTACGGAGATATGTCACCGTCACAGACCAAGACAGCTACAGGTATGTCCATACTTAACTCCAACGCAAACAGACAGACCGCAGACGTTGTAAGGTCAGTATCTTCAATGATAACCAAGAACATCAGTGCAGTATACCGCTGGCTGATGGTTGACTCCACAGACATGTCCATAAAGGGAGACTACGAAACAATATCAACGGGTTACGAGCAGTACGTAGCAAAGGAAGTACACAACACACAGCTTATTAACTTCCTACAAGTAGTAGGTCAGATGCCAGAGGTTAAGCAGTACCTTAAGCAGGAAGCCTTCTCCAGACCACTCCTACGTGCATTCAACATGGAACCAGACAAAGTCCTTAAGACAGAGGAGCAAGTAACACAGGAGATGCAGGCACAACAACAAGCCCAACAAGAACAAGTTCAACAGCAGGCTCAGGCACAACAACAAGCTACTCAAGCTGCAGCCCAACAGCAGGCTCAGTTTGCTATGCAACAAATACAGAACCAGACTCAGTCCAGTATAGCAATAGCACAGACTAAGGCTATATTAGATGAAAAGCAGGCCGTAGCACAGGATCAACGCAACCTAGAAATGCAGGAGCGGCTAGAGTTAATCAAACAAGGTAATGTCCTACATCCAGCTAACCTAGAGAACAACAGTGTCCTTCTACGTGAACAGATGGAAGAAGAACAAGCCCAAGCTGATGAGCAGGCTATGATGGAAGAACAACAGATGATCCAACAACAAGTCCAAGAACAGCAAGCCCAAGAACAGCAGGTCCAACAACAGCAACAAGGAATGCATCAAATGCCAGACGGCTCAATGATGCCTGACTCAGAAATGCAACAACAAGGGCCACCACAAGGACAGGTACCAGAAGACCCTCTAGGAGCAGAACAAGCACAGCAAAGGCTTCAGGGCGGTCCTAACGCAGACACTATAAGACGACAGGAGTTTGAACAAAATGCCCCAGTCTGATATGCTAAGGATGTTACCCCAGTCACCCGGCTGGTTTATTTACAAGGAAATGATTGAAAAAAAGATACAAGATGCTTACGATATAATAAAATTAAAACAATTAGTTGACCAAGAGTCAGTATCTAGGCATAATGTAAGTATAGGTAAGATACAGGCATGGCAAGAAATGCTTGATATTGCTGAACCAAAGTAGTATTACTACTTAACCGCCTTTACTCCGTAAGGAAAGGGCTAATAATTTAACCAATCCGCTAGACGGGACATTGGAGGAGATATATGTCAGAAGAAGAGGTGCAAGCAGAAGAGGTCGAAGAATTAGAAGAGACCTCTGACGAGGAACTATGGGATCAGGAATCCGAAGAAGCTGAAAAAGAATCAACTGAAGAGGACACACCTCAAGAAGAGGAATCTGAGGCAGAAGAGGAAGAG